GCATCTTTGTTCATCGGCGCAACAATCACGTTATCAACTTCATCAGCATCGGCGCAGTTGGTTGCGTGAATGCAGTACCAAATGACATCGGTGATTGATCTTACGCCGTGGTGCTTGCCTGCCTCAATTGTCAGGCAAGCAGGTGCGTGAATGACAGAAGTTTTATCATCCACCATCAGCTCAACAGAGCCACTTGCCAAAATAGACAGGTGGCTATGTAGGTGAGCATGTTGCACCAGCCAACTACCCGCCGCTATGCGAGTCTCTTTGGCGTACACCCCAGAGCTGAAGTGATGAGTGATCACGATACCTCTCTCCCGCTTGCTCGAATGTTGATTGATGTAGCCGTTCCAGCAATGGTCGAGATAAACCCGCTTGAGTTCAGAACTTGCCCCACCAACTCAGGGAAAGTGTATGTCTCGGCAGGCTGCAATGTCTTGGTCTTAGTGATCAAGTTTTGATTACCAGAGGTGTCGCCCCCAGTCACCAAGTTAACAGAGATCGTTGCAGCCGCTGCGCTGTAGTTGGTCGCGGTGAACTTGTCAATGATGGTCGTGACGTTGGTTGCGGTGTACTGCGTGGTTTGCGTGGCTTCAGCAATCTTGCCTGGGATCAGGACTTTGACGGTAACGGTCATGGGATTTCCTTAATTTAGAATTCGGCGTCTACTGTGTAAGAAATCACGCTACCCGACGTTATCAACAGTCCAAATTAGCGCATCAACGCTGTCTTTCAGCTCAAATTTATACAGGCTGCCACTGAGCCAGACATTAGCCTCACCACGCGAATCAAGGATGATCGGATTGGTGTTAGCAGATGCACCAGTCGAATCGGTGTAGGTCGCCAATGGCGTTGTCGTGCCTGCGGCGTAGGTGTACAGTTTTCCGCCAACCAACGGAAGCCCGTTAGCTGTAAAAAACTGCATCTTTGGGCTTGGGGTGAGTGATGCCATGTTAGCCTTTAAGTCAAGAGAACGCTTTTCCAGGCGCCGTTATAAACGTAAAACTTTTGGTTTGTTGTATCGTAATACATTGGAACTACCCCAGATATTGCAGTTGGAACGCCCGTTGGAGCTCCAGCAGCAGCGGGAATGTAGAAAAACCCATTGGTCATCCCAGTAGTGCCTTCAACAGCATGAATGTTGCCTGCATTTGTAATTGTCATTACTTGGGTAAACGTAACCGCGTTACCAGCAGTGCCAGATGGCGCAGTGAACCAAGCATGGGTTCCTGTTGAAGCCGAAATTGTGTACCTTGCTGCAAGTGAACCCGTGTTGGCGTAAATAAAACCTGCGTTGAAATAAGAGTTTGCGGAAATTGTTAAATTTCCGTTAGAAGCATTAGCAGATATTGCTGAACCAACTCTTCCTATTTCAACTGCTTTGAGAGTTGCCCAGGTGCTTGGAGTGATTCCTACGCCAATGTTATTTCCGTCAAACGTCAGACTTGAACTTGTGTTTATTGTTGAAGACGTTGATGAATACAACACGCCATTTAATGGCGCTTGGTTGTTGAAATTGTAATTGGCGATTGTGCCAAATTGCGGTATTGCAGGCGCAGTGTCAATTTTGTTCTGCAAATCAGCAATTGCTTGCTCGTTGTTTGCAACAATTGACAGAAGCGGCAATTCATTAACTAGAGATTCAACATTGGAAGTTGGACAAACTTTTAATGAATCAATTTCACCCTGTAATGTATTTGACTGTTCTGACAGATACGATAACTGCGCCTGATCGTATGAATCGTTTAAGTCTCCAAAGTCAACCTGGGATTGTGGCGCGAGTTGCAGATCTGTCAGCGTCACATCGCTTGATCCGCTACCTGACAACCTAAAAAGATTGAGCAAAAATCTATACCATTCACGCGACATCAACCCAGTTCTGTCATCAATGACAGGGACTCTGGGCGGGGGGATGTTGGTGATATCAAGCATTGGTGCCGCTCGCTAGCAGTTCCGCACCCATTATGGCAATCTTCACCGGATCTGTGCCAGAGACCTCATAAACACGATCTCGCAGTTTCTGAGTCATACCAAGACGGCGCCACAAAACGCGCGTACCAAACTCACCGATCCGGCCCATTGACTTAGTGTGGTAGCTGCTCCAAGTATGGCCGCCGTCGTCTGACCAACGCAAAGACACCAAAGGATTTGCACCTTGAACTGTTCCTGTATCTATCAGAAGAACAGATTCATTTTCGGACAAAATCTCTTCACCTAATTCAGTAAACAATGGTTCATCAAGGATGTAGTCAAATGGATCAATACCATTCAACCCAACCCCAGACTCACAATCCAACTGAAGTGAATGATGTGCAGTGCGTTTGAGGTTGTTCTTGCCAGTGTCCAATGCACGCCAAGAACGTAGCCACTTCTGAATAGCCCCGTCATCTGAATATACATCTAGGTCAAAAGCGTAGATTCGACCATCCTCAAAATCGCCAACAATGACTTCGCTATTGAAGTTCATTTGGCAGTTAGAACGATGTCTTATGAACGATCCATTTACGAAACCAGCTCGCTCATGCCACGCCTGGGTGGATACGTCATAGACCCACGTTTTCCCAGCAGAAGGGAAGGTCAGGACGTAAAACGGGTGCCCTTCCTGCTGGTAGGTGTAGGCAATGGCATCTGAGATGTTGCCGTAGCCTGCAATTGCATACTCAATTGCATGAGTAGAAACCCGCTGGCCTGTGTAGCCATTGGCACGATACACAATGCCATTCCCACGAGCGTCAGAGCCCAGCCAGAAAATTGCATTGTCCAACTTGGCAACTGAGTACACAGCAGCGCAGCCAATCTCATTAAACGCGCCTTGAACCCGTTGCAATGGGAAGTCTGTCAACCCGGCGTCGTACCAGACTTCGACAGAGTTTGATCCAAATAGCCAGACCTCTCTGTGATCAATGATCATCGACACCAGGCCATCAGGAGAGCCCTCAGCGCTTGCAAAGTCCAATGGGTCTATCGACGTACCATCTAACAGGCTCGTGACCCATACGCGCTGGCTGTTGGGTTCAATGAAAACAAAGTACCCGTCCAAATAACCGACCACCGAAGCACCTGGGAAATCGCCATCGGTGATCTGTGCAAATACGCCAGTTGATGCGTTGTATATGTAGCTTGGCCCATTGCAAGCAATAAACAACTGATTGCCATTGTCAACCATGCTGACAGGCCCGTTGCCTGAGACAGTCCCGATAGATGTAGACGTCCAATCAGGGGCCAACTTATACACAGTTTGCCCACTGACGACGTACCCATACCCGCCATACGTCCACAGGCCGCGAATAGGGCCTGTGCCTATCGTTGCCAGCCTGCGAAGGCCAGGTGCTCGCATGAAGAAGGCAGGCTCCTTCCCGCCATCCGGCACGATCTCAGGGAACATGTTGACAAGCCTGTTAACGGCTTCGTTAACAGACCTTGCAACGTAGGCTTGGCCGAGAATGGGGGTTTTCATAGAAAAATTAGTAACTCCTAGCGAAGAATCTGCAATACAGCATTATTCGCCCAACTTTCGCCAACCTTTACCAGTGCTCCACAAAATTTTGCCGAAGCGCACGTTTAAAGCGGGGCCTAAAAATTTATCCAACTCAAAGTTGTACTTATGTCCAATTCGTACGCATATTTCAAACGGCCTAGATGTAAATATAAGTTCCATGATCAATAGTTGCCGGCAAAAATGTTGAACCGCTGCCTAGTCGCAACCAGCGAGTAAGGCAGGCTCATGATGTCATCAGGATTGTTGATCCGCTTCAAATTGCGTTTAGAAGTCATTGCAATCCGGCTGACTGTCGGCGAAGGCTCAACGCCAAATTCTGGTGCAATCTCGCAAGCCAAGTTATATTTAAACGCTCGCAGATAGCCTGGTGGAAGATATAAGGTTGTCGCCAGTGTTGCAGGCTGAACCAACTCATCCACCGAGATGAAATGCCATTCCAAAACCCTAGTCGGCTTCGGGTAGATCGTCATCTGGATGTTGGGGTACTCCATGTTTACCCACATCACTTGGGGATACGTGGATGTCACAGTCTTGACGGCAATACCGTCATACTGCTGCTGGTTGATCATTTTGATGCCGAACGACACATTGGTCGATGGATCTCGAAAGTAGGTCGAATCGTCCAGAAGGATAGGACGATTTCCCACAAAATCACCAGTTGGGCCTAGATGCCGCTGGATCTCATCCGCGGGCCAAGTAAAAACTTGATCCTGGGTGTTGTAGATCATCAGGCGTTCAGTGTTCCACGAATCAATCATTTGATTCATGGCTGAAAGTGCATCCTGGGAGGTTTCAGGCGATGGCGTCTCGCCCTCAGCAAGTAGCCCAATCAGCCGGAGTGCCGAATTGATGATGTCACCGGCTGTTGCCATTTCTTACGCTCCTTGCGTTTGTGTCTTAGGGGGTCGCCCCCGGCGCTTAACTTCCAGTTCATTCACGGGAGCC